GAAATCATATCAGACATTTAAGGCATATATGAATCTAAGCTCTATTGATAACTATATTAGAATAGATAAATGTAATATCATATGTGAGTCTGAATGTCTCAATGCAATCAAATACCAATACATAATGATGGTAGATAAACTCTCATCTACCGATGAGAGTGAAGATATTCTAGGGGATGATGATTATCTCTCGGATTCGAACAAATCAATCGAGGACAACTCAGACGGTAACTCTGGGAATACTTTACACTAATTTATACTACTCATCCCTTTCCCCCATAACTAAGTTATATTATACCACAGGAATAGATATCTGTCAAGCCCTTTGTGATGTTTTTATTAAATATATTATAATGAAAATAGTTCTTGACATTACCTATTATGTGGTGTATAATGAGGTTAATTCTAACAGATAAAGGGTTATATTATGTCAAGTGAAGTTAATAAAACTGAAAGTGGACAACCAACACACTATTTAAATAATAAAGAGTTTTCACAAGCAGTAGTCGATTATGTGGATGCATGCAATTCAGCAAAGGAAGCCAATGAAGCGGTTCCTATTGTTCCCGATTATATTGCAGAATCTTTCCTAAAGATATCAAACAAACTATCCAACCGTTCAAACTTTTCACGATATACCTATAGGGATGAAATGGTTATGGATGCTGTAGAGAATTGTCTTCGTGCGATTAATAACTACCGATACGACTATACAACACGAACGGGTCTACCTAATGCATTTTCATACTTTACCCAGATATGTTTCTATGCCTTTATCCGAAGGATTCAAAGAGAAAATAAACAAGTTGATATCAAAAATGCCTTTACTTTAAATGCAGATCATGCGTCCTTCCTTCATTACGGTGAGTCTGGTCTGGATCCTAATGAATTCACTGGTAACATCGAATCTTCAATTAATACACTAAAAGATCGTATTATTGTTGTGGAAAGATCTAAGAATCTTTCTAGTGCCTCAACTAGGAAGCTAGAGAAATGGGAGAAACTACTACTAGAACCACCTAAATTGCTTGAGCAATTCTACACAAAATCCTAATCACTATTGAGAGTCTTATATAATGAAAATCGCAATACTAAATGATACTCATGCTGGTGCCAGAAACTCATCATCAATATGGATAGAATATCAAAGAAGATTTTATGAAGAGATATTCTTTCCATACTGTGATGAACATGGTATTAAAGAAGTACTTCATCTTGGGGACTACTACGAATCAAGGAAACATGTCAATTTTAAAGCACTTCATGAGAATAGACGACATTTCCTTAAACCGTTAGTTCAAAGAGATATGACGATGAACATCTTGCCGGGCAACCATGATGTCTTTCATAAAAATACTAATGATCTATGCGCACTAAAAGAACTATTAGGGTATTATACTGAGAACGTAAAGATTCATATGGATCCTGTGGAACTTGATTATGACGGACTAAAGGTCGCACTTGTCCCTTGGATAACATCCGACAATCACAAGAAATGTCTCGACTTTATTAAAACCTCTTCGGCTCCTATTATTGCGGCTCATCTTGAACTTAAAGGATTTGAGATATCTAGAGGTGTTATGTATCAACATGAGGGTTGGGTAACACCTTCGGCTTTTGATAGATATGATCAAGTGATTTCAGGTCACTTCCACATTGCATCTGAAAAGGGTAATATTAGATATCTTGGGTCTCAAATTGAGTTTACATGGAATGATCATAATGATAAGAAGTACTTTCATGTACTCGATACCGAAACCCGAGAGATTACTAAAGTATTAAATCCTATCCGGATGTTCGAAATCATTTACTATGATGATGAAGTGACTGATTATACTCTTCATGACGTTGAGGAATATAAGAATAAGTTCATTAAAGTGTTTGTTAAAAATAAGACCGATCCATTCTTATTTGACAAATTCATCGATAGATTGACTGACATCGGAGTACATGATCTTAAGGTATCGGAAACCTTTGTATCTGACATAGACTCTACTGTAGTGGCTGAGGATATAACTGATACTGGGGATCTATTGAACGCTTACGTTGACGCACTTGACACTCAACTGGATAAAGAACAGATAAAGTGCATCATACAATCATTATATACAAACGCGCAATCTTTGGAGATCCAATAATATGATAACATTCCATAACTTAAAATGGTCGAACTTTCTATCAACTGGGAATACCCCTACATCAGTTCAACTTGATAGATCCCCATCCACTTTAATTGTAGGGAATAATGGTTCGGGAAAGTCTACCATGATTGATGCACTTTCCTTCGGACTCTTCGGTAAACCACATAGAAACATTAAGAAGTCGCAGTTAGTTAATAGTATCAATCAAAAAGATTGTCTAGTTGAGGTGGATTTCTCTGTAGGTTCTGTATCTTATAAGATCATTCGTGGTATTAAACCGGCTAAGTTTGAGATATATGTTGATGATATCTTCATTAATCAATCATCGACCACTCGAGATTATCAGTCATACTTAGAACAGAATATATTGAAACTGAATCATAAATCATTTCATCAGATTGTGGTTCTTGGTGCATCATCATTCGTTCCGTTCATGCAACTCAAGTCTTCCACGCGCAGAGATGTTATTGAGGATGTACTTGATATTCAGATATTCGGTACAATGAATCAGATATTAAAACAAGACATCTCTCAGATTAGAGACGACTTGAAGGATCTTGACTCAGATATCACCACAAAGAATGCTTCTATTAATATGCAAAAGAAACATATTAGGGAAATTCAGGTACTTAATGAATCGCATATATATAATAAGTATTCAGAAATAGATACCATTGCTGAAAAGATATTAACACTTGAAGCGACAAATAAGGGCTTGACAGACGGACTTGAGTCTAGTATAATAGAGACAACTGCGAAACTAATGGAGATAGAGGAAAAACGGAAGTCTCTACATAAGTTCGAGGTTGGTATTGCTAATGGCATTAGACGGGTGAACAAAGACACTAAGTTCTATGAAGATAATAATGATTGTCCTATCTGTAAACAGGAGATAGATTCGGAGTTTAAGTCGAATCAAATTAAATCTTCCAAAATCAGATATGCTGAACTGCATGAAGGTCATGTTAAGTGTGTCGAGGAGATCCAAGTTCATAATGCACAACGTGAATTTGTGGATTCTCAGTTGTCAATCATTAAAGGTGTTAGACAGGAATCCCAATTAAATGCGGGACTCATTACATCCTATAATACTGCCATTAGGGATATTGAACGCAACATTGTGGAACTGAAGGGTGCAGGGAGTTCTGAGATGTCTATAAAAAGGGCAAACGAGGATCTTTCTGCAATAACCGAAGAACTGCAGTCGTCAATGGTTGATAGGGTGGCTCTTGGTGAGAAGAATAATTATAATTCGGTCATATATGAGGTATTGAAAGATACCGGTATTAAGACTCAGATTATAAGACAGTACTTACCTATGATCAATCAGTTGGTTAATAAGTATTTACAGGTAATGGATTTCTATGTATCGTTTTATTTGGATGATACCTTTAATGAAACTATCAAGTCACGACATAGGGATATATTTTCATATCAATCATTCTCGGAAGGGGAGAAGATGAAGATTGATTTAGCCATCTTGTTTACATGGAGAGAAGTCGCGAGGGTTAAGAACTCTATGTCTACGAATCTATTGATATTAGATGAAACCTTCGATTCGTCTTTAGACACGGACGGGATTGATAGTTTGATTAAGATATTAGTTACTATGTCGGATTGCAACTTGTTTGTTATCTCGCATAAGGGTGAAATCTTAGAAAACAAGTTTAGACATAAGATGCAGTTTTCTAAAGATAAGAACTTTTCGAAAATAGTTTAAAATAGTTCTTGACAATAGGATATATATACTGTATAATGTACTATATTAAATGAGTAATACAACTAAATAATAAAGAGGATTTGTAATGAAATTGAATGAAAACACACTAAATGTACTTAAGAACTTTGCTTCAATCAACCCAAACATTGTGATTGAGCAGGGTAACGTGCTTAAGACGGTATCTGGTGCTAAGAATATTATGGCACAGGCTACTGTAACCACTACATTTCCCTCAAACTTTGGCATTTATGATCTCAATGAGTTTTTAAATGCCATAAGCATGATAGACGACCCAGAATTCATATATGAAGGGGATACGTCTGTCATTATACGAAGTGAAGATAAAACACAATCAATCAAATACTTCTTTACCGAACCTAAGATTCTAATCGCACCAAGCAAATCAATCGATATGCCTACATGTGACTTAGAATTTGAGTTGGCTGAAGAAGATATTAATAAGATTAAACGTGCAGCGTCCACCTTCAAATCGGATACACTTGTTATTACACCAGATAATGGGGAATTAGTTCTGTCAGTCAGAGATATTGATGACAAAACGTCTAACTCGTATTCAATTAGAGTTAGTCCAAGTAAATATCCAGAATATGATTTTAGATTTGTATTTAACATCTCTAATTTTAAATTTATCTCTGGAGATCTTGATGTTCGGATTTCAAAATCCTTAATTGGCGAATTCGCAGTTAAGAATACGGAATCTAAATATTGGGTCGCCCTTGAGACATCTTCTACATTCACAAAATAGGAAATAATAACATGACAACAACAACTGAAGAAAACGTAGTAACAACACCTGAAGAAGTCCAACCACAAGAAGTTGGTTTAACATTAAATGAAATTTCAGGAGCAGTATCCATCATTGATGTGTGTTCTGAACGTGGTGCCTTTAAAGGCCCTGAGTTGGCAGAAGTGGGAACTCTACGAGGTAAATTAACTGCGTTCCTTGATGCGCATGCGCAGGAAAGTCAACCCACCGAAGGTGCTGAACCAACGACTGAACAGGTTGATGGGTAATGTTTGATTTTGGATTCACTGCGGTTGATGAAGAGGAACTTGAATCCGTAAGAGAACTCAAGACATCGGTAAAGACCTCAGGTGAAGTTGCTCATGAGACGGAAGAACGGTTGAATTCTTTATATAATGCTATTCTTCCGTTATTGAGTAATCTGAAGGCAAATCCAGAAAAAGATTATATCTATTGGCCGAATAGAACGAAAAAGGTAGAAGAGTTTGAAGATATCATTGCGAAGATTATACAGTAATAAACCACTTGACAAGTCTTCGTATTTGAGATATAATATATATAATAATTGATAAAGGACAATATAATGAGTAATGATAATGAGTTTTTGTGGTGTGAGAAATACAGACCACAGAACATAAATGATACAATTCTACCGAAAAACTTGAAGTCTATATTTACCAATATCGTCAAGACCGGTGAACTTCCTAATATGTTGTTCACTGGTTCTGCCGGTGTCGGTAAAACTACAGTAGCTAAAGCACTTTGTGAAGAGATGGGTCTTGACTATATCGTAATTAACGGATCTGATGAAGGACGTAGAATTGACGAGTTAAGAGATAAAGTTAGACAATTCGCATCTTCAGTATCACTGGGTGGTGGTTATAAAGTGGTTATCCTAGATGAAGCAGATTATCTTAATCCTCAATCTGTACAACCTGCACTTCGTTTCTATATGGAAGAATTCTCGGATAACTGTAGGTTTATCTTAACAGGTAACTTTAAGAATAGAATCATTGAACCTATTCACTCAAGATGTTCGAACATCGACTTCGTTATACCCAAAGCACAAAAACCTAAAATCGCAGAAGAGTTCTTCTCTCGAATTAGAGACATTCTTAAGATTGAAGAGGTGACGTATGATATTCCATCATTGGTTGCGTTAACTCAAAAGTACTTCCCTGATTTCCGTAGAACTCTAAATGAACTGCAGAAGTATTCTATTTCAGGTTCTAAGGTCCT